CCTTTCACCTCTCCGCACATCTTCTTGTACTCCGCAAAATCTTCAGCCTTGCCATCGGCTATTGACATTTGGAGTTGGGATACTTTGTCATCTATCTTTGAAGCTAGAAGTTTTAGGTATTTGTCGATCATTGTTTATTCCTCATCATGTCAGCCATAAGTTTGTTCTTCTCTGTCTGAGCGTCTTGGGCTAGTTCCATCTGATCTTTTTGTACCGTAGCTTGGATCCGCGCCATATCAATTTCCTTTTGGGTAGAGATACGATCACGTTCGATCTGCTGCTGCGATTGTTTTAGCTGGGCATCAGTAGCATCTTTCTGAGCCTTACGCTGTACCTCTTGACCCTTAAGCGCCAGCTCCTGCTGTTGCATCTGAATCAATGGATCTTGTTGCAATGCCGCCGCTTGAGCCTGCTGGGCTTGTGCGGTATTGGCCTGCAGTAACTGGGCGCTTGCCTGTGCAATGAGCTGTGACAGCTGGACTTCCACATCCTCTGGCAACTTCTCGTTCGGGCCGGGCATCGGCACACCCATTTGCTTCTCTATTAACTGACGATAGTGGAAGCCTAAGTGTTCTGCAATGTGAGCCTGCATAGCGGCCATGATCTGGTTGGCCATAGGGTTCTGGCCTATGGTCTTCATGATCAATGGGTCTTGCATGAACGTCTGGTGGGTCGCAATGTGAGCTTGTTGGTCTTGGTAAATAAAAGCTTTTAATGGCATACCTTTTAGTGCAGCCATGTTCTCGCTGACTGGGTCTTTTGGTGTCTCATCGTCTGGTAGAGGCACCAGCTTCTGGGCGTTCTTAATTCCGAGGACGTCAAGCATCTGTCTATGTAACTGTGGTAAATCATAGATCTGTGGGGCTTGCTGGGACAGCTGGATCACCGCCTGATATTGAACAATCTTCTGCGCCATCGTGGCCGCATTAGGGTCAGACACAGGGATCACATCGACCAAATCGTAATCAGACTGTTTGGCTTTGCGGGATCCTTCTTCTGGCTGGTAAGAGTACTCAGGCGGTGTGTAGTCACGGATGATGTCTCTTAATAGGGCAAGTTCCTGCTTAAAGGAATAGTGAATGCGCGCCTGAACAGCGGTCATTACCTTAAGCTGGCGCTCAAGGATGGCCAACGTGGTGCCAACGGGAGAGTTAGCAGACATATCGGCAACTTGGATGTCAGCTGCAGAGGCAAACTTACGGCCTTCTTCAACAATCTTATCGAGTAAAGAAGCTAGAACCTGTGATGGCTCTTTGTATGGCAGAGGCATGATGTTCTCTGCAATAGATCCGCTTGGAACGTCTACATCGCGCCACTCAGCTGGGCCGATTGGGGTATCGTCACCCTTGACCCGCAGGCCACGGGTCTTAAATCCGCCGGGTAAGTTGGCCAGAGTACCAGCATCCACCAGCTGGCGCAAAATTGACGTACCAGACTTGGCAAATGCGCCAACAAGGTGAATCAGGCCAAAGCAGTAGAAGCCAAAGCCTGGGACGTAACCATAATGGACGTAATGCTGGCGCTTAGTGTGGAGTTTGTCGCCTTGCTTCCAGTTTCTGCGGATAGCCAGACACTTCATGCTTCCGTATTCGACAGTAACAATATAGGGCAGGGCAATTCCTGTAGGTTCGCCGTCTTTATCGGTGTGCTCGTAGCCTTCAAGGTCGAGCTCCACGTTCATCTCAAGGATTTTGTAGCGGTCATCCGACAAAGCTCGGAATCCCATCTTTTCTGCAATCTTTTTCTCTACTTCATCCAGCGAGTTGTTGGGCTCTCCAAGGTCAATGTCGGCATAGAATCCAGCAACCTGTAATTTACGCAGCTCGTTTTCCGTTTTTCGCATAACGTGCGTAACGCGAGGGGACGTTTGAATGTCGGACGCGCCGTAAGGCACAACCAGATCTTCAGCCGGGACGAATATTGATGTTTGTCTGTCAAAACTTGGATCAAAGTAGACTTTCTTAAAAGCGTTTCCTGACAATCCCAGACCCCAGACCATTCTTTCGTGCTCTGGCCTGAACTCTGTCATCACATCTGTCAGTTGATAGTTCATATCATCCTGAACACGAACAGCGGCGTCTTTTTTCTCTTGGGTTTCCTTGCCAATGATCTGGGTCTTCACCGGCCCAGCGGCGGGAAACGTGCTCATCATGATTTCAGCTTGGAATTTGACCAAAGCTTCAGAGAGTAGGGGGTGGTAGACACCGCAAGCACCAATCCAAGGGTCTGCTCGCTCTTCAATCTTCATCCCTAAGAGCTCAAGGCCGTCTACATAGGTCTGCATCCAGTCTTTACGGGAGTTGACGTCATCGTCATAGTCACCAATCAGGTCAGTCACTATCCCAGTAACGATAGATTCGTCTAAATAATCAACTAAGTTGGCGTCAAAGTCATCTTCTTCTGAGCCGTCAATGGTAATTTCCATCCCACCCATACTAATTGTCACCTCTTCAGGGTCAACAATCTCAATTTCAATGCCGCCATCCTCTTCAGTCTCAGGCATTAGGGCTTCGATACCCTCTGGTGCGGCGTAAAGTGATTTTTCAATGGACATATGTATCCTTAGTAGTAAGAAACTTTGCGTCTAAACGAGCGAACTTCGTCCTCTTCGTCTGTCTGCAAGCGTATAAACCCGCCTTTTCTGAACCTTATCAGAGCCTGCGTAGAAGAGTCAACTAAGTCATCGTGGTCTGAGTTTGGGAACGCAGCCATTTCTTCCATTAACTCATCAGCCCAGCGCGTAGGTGGCGCCCAAACCTTACCGCTGGCAAACAAATCAGATACAGAATTGATCCTCACCATCTTATCATTACCTCTAGACGGCGTAAACTCTTGAACAGGAATTCCCATCGCCCGTAGTTCATAAATCAATGGCGCTCCGGACGCCTTTGCCTCAACGATAAACGCATCTGGCTCCCACTCTTTGTAGTGATTAAAGGCTTTTTCTTTTAACTCTGGGAATTCCATGCGTTTTTTAAACGCATCCAGCAAAATAATATTCGCGTCATTCTGGTTTTCATTCAAATAGAAAACCCCCCAAGTCGTGCAGGCGGAATAGTCAGAGCGTTCGTTTTTTGTAAACGCCGTATCCCAAGACTGGATCACAAACTCACATTTAGGCGGGTCTTCGTCTGTCCATTCTTTCCACCACTCCCGCTTAACAATCGCGCCTTGTTCACTGGTCGGGCTTTGTTGGTACTGGGCGTTCCACTTAGCCGCAGGCAGTTCAGACTGTAGAGCGTGGAGCTCTTCTAGGCTCCAGAACTCTGGCCATAGGGGATTACCACTCGGGAGAATCGCAGGGAAGTCAATCACCTCCCAATCGTCATTCCCGTCTTTGTCAATCGCAGACTGCAAGATCCGGCCAGTCAGATCTCTCTTGGCCCAGCGTGTCATCACGACAATGATCGCACCTCCAGGCTGGAGACGCTGGCGCGGGCCAGAGGTGTACCACTCGTAGACTTTATCAAAGACAGTAGGATCTCCAGCGGCAAGGGCAGCTTCTTGTTCAGAATGGGGATCGTCAATGATCAGTAGGTCAGCACCCTTACCCGTCACTGTACCGCCTACACCAATCGCAAAGTACTCTCCGTTCTTATTCGTAGACCAACGGCCAGCCGCTTTACTGTCAGACCTTAAATTAACATTGGGGAATATCTTAGAAAACGGCTCACTGGCTACTAAGTTACGAACCTTACGGCCAAAGCCTACTGCAAGTTCTGCTGTATTGGAGCACTGGATAATCTTCTTACTAGGATCCCGTCCCAAGAACCAAGCCGGCAGCATATAAGAAGCAAACTCAGACTTCGTATGCCGAGGTGGCATATTGATGATCAGACGCTTAATCTTTCCAGTCGCGATCTCTTCGAACTTCTTAGCCATTACCTTGTGGTGGCGTCCGTCAATGAACCCCGGCCACATGGCGTGGGCGAACTTATTAAAATCATCAAAGGCTTCTTCTCTTTGTTGGCTGGCTTCTAATGCATCTAGGTCGTCAAGGTAAGAGGCTTGTTCGTTAGAAGGCATCTTAAAGAAAGTCTCAGCGGCAGTCTCGGCTTCTGCTTTCGGGAGGTTAAGAGCAAACATCACCCTCCTGACAAACAGATCTATCTCTTCCTGCTTTTCAAGCTGTTGTTTTTTGTTCAAGGAAGGTTCCTTAACTTTAAGTAAGACGGGCGCACACTACGTGCCGAATTCTTAGCTCTCCTGCATATCCCTAAGTCACAGAGCTTCTTCACAACCCGATGAACATTCCCCCGCCCTCTGTCCCCTGTATGGAACATGATGTCATCTATAGAAGGCCCATATCCAAAGTTCCTCCAATACTCATCTATCACAAGGAACACAGTCCTTTGCTTCTCAGTCATACACGCCCCTATACACGCATCGTAAGTTTGTTGAATCATTTTCTAATTAACTTGTAAGTTTCATGCAAGGTTCGAATTAACACTGTTAATTACCCCCCACCCTTTTTTTGTACAGAAACACATGGGGGGGTCATTCCTTATCGAAGTCCAGCACTTGGTCATCAGATTTTGTAGGGGGTACCCCCTCTTTTTTTTCTGGTGATTGAATGAGTGAAACGCTAGAGTCTGATGATTGAATGTCAGAAACAGTATGTGATAGGGCGCCCGGCGCGCGGGGGCCTGCAGGCGGGGCCCCGGGTGCGGTGGGTGCGCCGCTGGCAGCCTCCGAAGTGCTGCCGCCCCGGATTTCTTCCAGCAAATCTAGCGCTTCTGCAGCTGGGCCAGCGCTGGGCGCCCGGGCCTGCAGCCGATCGAGCAAGCGCGCCCGGATGTCAGCGCTCTTGTGAATGACTGTGCTCTCTTTGCGCTCAAGGAAAGCGCCCACTTCGAATAGGTTACCGATGAGCTGCAGCGCTCGCATGCGCTGGGCCGGTGGGAACTCTGGGTTTAGTGTGTGCTCTACCAGCTGCTGCACCAGCAGGGCCTTCAATTGTGCGGGTGTCCGATGTTTCTCCGCTTCTATTGCCAGCTTATACGCTTCGATCTCACGCTGTATTCGCGCATCCGCTGCAAGCTTATATGGCGCCGTGACAATGGTTGACTTAGCAGGCTTTGGGTTATAGCTTTGCCGGTATGCTGCAGCCTTAGTGTTACCCAGTGCAACGGCATGAGCGAAAGCTTTGGCCTTACTGGATATCTTGGGTGTCTTACCCTCTCCGCTGCTTAACAGCGACTCAATAGGAACTTGATCTAATCCGGCCTTGATCTGCGCGCGTGACAATTTTTGGGGCATGGTGTTTTTGTGGGTACAAAATAAGAATGACCCGAAGATAACAAAACCCGCGCTGCAATGCAAACCACTCGCACCAGCTGGGCCGGGCTGGTGTTATCCCATCACAGCAGCTGCAGCACCGAATAAATGCACCGGCACAGATCACCAGGATTAAAACCGGCCAAAAATTCGACCCAAAAAAACGCGCTGCTTTGCCCCTGGTTATTTGCTGGCCCATGCTGTCACCCTTAGAGCTGCAGCCTATACGCAACGCCCGAGAAAATATTTTGCGTTAACTGTAAAAAAACCCCTTGACAGGTCAACACATGACATGATGGAATCGTTATTCATGTTTAACCCCAACCGAAAGGAACTCTATGAAACCACTCTACCTAATCGCTTGCAGCAATGCCAAGCTTGACCACGCCGCCCCAGCTGCAGAGCTGTATCAGGGCCAAGCTTTCAAGCTGGCCATGGCAGCAGCAGAGCGCGCCGGCGCTGATGTAATCATTCTCTCGGCCCTACATGGCGCCGTCAGCACTACGCGCCAGCTGCAGCCCTACAATCGCGCCCTTAGTGACATGAGCACTCACCAGCGCGCCGTTTGGGCCGCGATGACAGAACAGCAGCTGCAGCAGCACAAGGGCCGGGCCATTACTGTGCTGGCCGGTAAGCATTACGCCGCAGCTGTAGAGGGCTGGCCTAACGTATCACGCCCGCTGGCCGGGCTGGGAATCGGCCAACAGCTGGCAGCGCTTAAGAATCTAAACACCACAGTTCAAGAGCTGGAAGCGCTCGAAGAGCTGGCCCTTGCCGACTACAGGGCCGAAGAGGCCGACCGCCGGGCCGCTTGGGCCGCCGGCTGGGATATTGGCAGCGGCGCCGTTTTGCTGGCCAAGGTTCGACTCGGGAAGATACGCGACCAGCTGCACGAGCTCGACCACGAAGGCCGGCGCGAACTCGAGCGCGAAGCCCGGGCCGATTACGACCAGCGCGCCGCGCTGCTGCTTGACGATGCTTAAACCCCAACCAACCGAAAGGCAAACAATGACACTCACCACACCCGACCAAATAGCCCGCTACCGGCT